AGCTACATCAGCTCGTATACCAGATTGGTCTGCCCTTATAGTATTAACATCTGATGTAAGTTTAAATATCTCTTGTCTAGTTTCCTTTCTCTCTCTGTCCACAGCTTCTTGTCTAACTTCTTGTTTAACTCTCATTTCTATGATTTCTTCACGAATAGTTGGGCGTTTGGAGTTCATGAAGACTTACCCCTCTTCTGATGTAACTAAATCATACGAATAAGGCATAGAATACTCTCTAGGTTCCCCAACTTTATCCTGTTCCGTATGTCCATTTGAATTATTTGTAAACATTATAGCCTGACGTAGACTTTCAACCTCTCTTTCTTTTTCCTCTTCATCTACATCCTTTTGTTCAGGTTCATTCTTTGTTTCTACATCATGTAAAAACTCTATACCAGATGATTGGTCTATATGGTCTAACAAAGTATGTAAAACAGCCTTAATTCTACTTTGGTCATTACTATCTAAAGTTAAAACACTCTCTGCACGAGAAACTTGATTTACAAATCCACCTAGATTTCTAAGAGACTGTGTTAACCTTTGCAAATCACGCATTGATATTTTAGGCATGAAGATTTCAATATCTCTATTCTTATCTGAAATCTTTTCACCATGTAATTCTGCTTGGTCTAACACAAAATCAAATATCTCTAACAACATATCACGCCAAATATATTGACGGTCTGCCAGAGTTTTAAATACCCACTCATTAACATCACCACCAGCCTGCCTTCCGCCACCTGGATCTCCAAATGCCTGTGAAGATAGACCACTACCTCCCCAAATCATATGCATAAAGGTTGTAGCATCTTGAGTAGCATCATCAGCTTGCAAATCAGGAGACATTGGCTTACGTTGTTCTTTTTCATTATGTAGATAAAATCTTCCAGAACGCTGTTTACGCTCTGCTAAAATTAAATCTGCCATCTTCTTTTCTAACTCATTAGGGCCAGCACCTTGAATTTCAATATCCCATAGGAATTGAGACATATAAGATTGACGTTGTGCTCTATTAAAGACAAATTGGTCATATATATCTATCCAATCAGCTATGGCGTAAAGGTCTGAAACACCACGTAAGCCATCATGTGTCTTATTAATGGCAAAAAAGAACATATCTCCCCAATATTTGAGAAAAGCAGGGTCATCAGGGTCAGTATTTACCTTAATTGCTTGAAATATCTGTTTAGGTACAGATTCACCACTTGCATCTTTGCCTTCTTTAGTGATAATCTGTTCAACTTCATATACATTTCTAATATTAGGCAATAATTGCTCTATTATACTAGGATGTGTTGCTCCTAACTGTACAGCACCATTAATTTGATTAACATAAGCAGGATAAAGTGCTTCACCATACAAACTAAGTGATATTACTCTTTCACGTAGATATTTTCTCCAGTTATTTCTTCTATCCTTCCAAAATCTCTGTATAATTCTATCTACATCAGGATCTTTAGCTTTTACGATAATTCCTTCGCCTACAACAAACGCTTTCATAACCTCAATGATTCTATGAGCAATAGCATTACGTCGATAAAGATGAACAGCTATAGCTTGCATCCTATCAGTTTGAAAGGTAGGAAGATCTTTTCCTCCTACTGTTAATGGCGTCCAGCCTATATTCTCTGAATCATCTATGTTACCTTGGCCAGATGTAGAATAAGGAAGATTTTCACGAAGGTTAAATAACTTAGCTACACTCTCTCTTAGATAATTCATTAAAATATTTCTCTCCTAAACATGCCAATACCTACACCATCTCTACGAATAGTACCTATGCCATCATCATTATAATATTCATCTAGAGCTTCTTGTTCTTCTAAAGTTAATCCCCTATCAGAATATTTTTGAGTAGTCTGTTCAATAAGGTCTTGAATCTCTTCTTTACTACCAGGCTCAGATATACTATGAGCAGTTACAGTAGATATAATAGATGTAAGTACTCCAGCAACACCATCTAAAGTATCATCATGTGGGGCATCAGGGAAAGAAACCCATTCTTCTACAAATATGCCAAATTCATCTATAGGTTGCCATCTATCTAATTCATCTTTATATCCAGGTAATAAAGCTCGTCCAGCATTAAAATGAGCACCAGCAGACTCAAATTTAATCTTTTTATCTGAACGATGCCAATTCTTATCTGTTTCTACAATATTGAACATTAATAGTTCTTTTATATGATTATAGAAGTATAATTGAGGACCACCTACCTCTACAACAATTGTTTCAGGAGCCCATATAGCATATACATCTCTAATTAACTGCGTTTGTACTTCCAATGGAGCTTTTGTACGAATTAAGTTCAAAAGGTATATTTTATTTTCAAATAATCCAGCAGTTACCATACAAAAGAAGTCTGCACTATTACGTTGAGAAGCAGCAGGGTCTATAAAAGTTACAATCTTTTCAAATATAGTAGGCTTATTGTTCCAATCATACCAACTAAGCCATGAACGCTTTAAATAGTTACCAGTTGTATCCATAGGTGAAGATAAATATTGAGAAGAAAAAGAAACAGGGCCAAGCTCTTTCTGCCATCCAGATAAAACTTCAATAGGAAACTGCTCAGGCCAATAAGATGTACCATCATCTTGAATAGCCTTATACACTATCACTTTACCCGGCATTAAGTAACTCCAAATATTTTACTAATTCCTTTAAGTTATTTTCCTTAACCTTTTTTCTACGTTTCTCTTGTTTCATAGTTATTATACGTTTATGAGATCTATCCCAACATGTTATACATAAACCATCACCAAGTTCTCCATATATCAAACAAGGATTATTTCTAGATGTTGTACCTTGACATTCTCCAATACTTTCAATAGGTATATGAATTTCATCAAGATAATCTCTATTTTGACTAAAAGCCATAACCGTATGACTTGACCTTGTTTGCTTCTCTACCATCTAGTAATTCGAGGCCTTATATCTATATCACGTAACTGTTCTTTAGAATTAAGCCAATGCCTCATATCATCAGGCATCCTACCTAAAACCCAGGCTTCGCCACAATTACCACATAAATAAGCTTTATTTTCACTAATCTCTGATTTTAATAATTCATTCTGAGCCTTACATTTACATTGCCATAATAGAGATTGACCATCCGGCATAGGAGTAATCTTAATCTTAGGCATTACAGGTTCAGAAAACGGATTTATTAATGTCATACTCTTTGTAACTCCTGTTCTAATTCACGATATCGTCTTATTTGTTCCATTACTTCATCAATCATATTTCCAGTTAGCTCTGCATCATTCTCTATCATCTTAGAAATAACTGAAATGTAGATATCTTTCATTGACCATCTAGACCCAACTACTATAATTTGAGTCTTAGAATGACGAGAACCCTTTAATTCCTCATTAAACCAATAATTTATATCTATAATTTGACTATCAGTCTTAACATCATTACGATCAATAATATCATCAAGTATTATAATATCAGCTCGACGCCCAACAACAGCACCACCAACACCTACAGAAAAGATAGAAGCATCTTTTGCATCAACACGAAATCCTAATTGATTAAATTCCGGTCTACCCTTAACAATCTTTTCAGTTTCATTCCATTTTACTGTTTCAGATTGAGCAGAGGTAGAAATAGTAGGAATCATATCTCCAAACAAAAGCTTATATTTCTCAAGCTTCATTATATTTTCTATACTTCTGCTAAATGAAGATGATAGTGTAGCAGTATGTGAACCTATAATTACTCTAATTCCTCTATCATTACCAAGTCTATATGCAGGATAACGAGTTGATACTATAGATGACTTACCAGAGTTTCGAGGAATAATACCAGCAACATCTTCTAATGTATCTAAGGCATTGCATAATTCTATATGATGTTTACCATTAACTTCTTCAAACACATACTCGTTGAAATGCTGCATAGTATTACGAGCATTTATTATCTCTTTATCTACAGAAACTTTATTAGTAATAGATTTAAAAAGATCAGTAAGTTGAGCATTATCAACATTAAGAATATCTGAAGTACTAAATAAGTCTGGATTTAACATTATTTTGTAGCAACTGGAAGTGATATACGATTTAAACCATGATTTATAGATTCTCTAACATCTGCATCAATTACATTTGTATCTATAATCTCTCCAACAATCCCCATTATAGCATGAACAACCTTTATGTCAATAACATACTTACGACCAACTTCAATTTCATGCTTAGTTTGTATTAGTTTAGCAATATTTTTAGTTATAGTAACAATTGAACGAGTTAATGAATCAGCATCTAACTTTATACCTAATTCACTAATTTCTTCTTCTGTACAATTAGCAAATACCGCTATATGTTTATCGAATAACTCCAAATACGACCTATTTAATGCTATTTCTCTATCTAGTGAGTATATTTCCCTATCACGAAGATAAAACTCCATTCTATCTTGAAGTGCAGGGATTTGATACATCTGTACTAGAGAATTATTTGACTTATCCTCATGCCATTCACAACGACCTTCTCCAATATGGTCAGTACCTTGTCCATGAGTTAACTTACATATACTACCATCAGTCTTAGTAGCTCCACATATTCCATATCTATTATCCGCTTTTACTATCTCTTTCTTATCTTTATCTACTATAGTTGTCATATCTCACTCTATACCCACGAAACCTTTTTCCCACCCCAATAAGGACGAGCATGACCTTCTTTGCATAATTGGTCATTAATATTAATATCCCCTACCCATAACGAGCCAAGGATGCGTCCAAACTTACCTTTTTCTTTAGTACACTCTAATCTAACCTTTTGTCCCTTTAAAAGTTCTTTTAATCTAGCCTTACTAGCTAATCCAAGAGCTTTTTCCTTAAGATTCCTAGTCCGACTTTCTGGAGTATCTATGCCCATCAATCGTACACGAGCATTATGATGAATTGAGAAACCAAGGTCAATAGCTACATCTACAGTATCTCCATCTACAACACGTTTAATCTTGACGTTATAATCGAACATTATTCATTCTCCAATACCTTAAGACTTACACCGCCAAGAAATCCAAATATACCTCCAATAATTGCAGTCATTATCTCTATACCTCCCATCTTATAAGCTAGATAGCTTACAAAACAGGAGAATATAGTAGCACAAAGTATAGCCACTAAAATTTGTGGACGTATCTTACCCATTTCTGGCATTAGCACTCCACCCAATAGATTCCTCTAGTAGAATCATACATAGCTTTCTCTTTTTTACTACAAATTCGGCATATTCTTATTCCCCAATCATCATTTAATTGTTTCCAAAAATGAAATCCTAAAAAACACATCAGCGTATTACCTTATGAAGTTTTACCCTACGAAGAAATCGTTTTGGCCCTTCATAAGCCCAACCTAACATCATTGCTCCACTTACACCTGCCACTACTGCTGTCATTAAGCTCAAACCCAATACTCGTTTCATTATACCACCCTTACCTATTTTTATTTTCCCCCGTAACCACCATACTCCCGACGTTCACCAGATGGTAAGACACCAGATGCTCCTAACTCCTTCAGAACATCAGAAAATCCCATATGGTCGCCCATAATGGTCTTCATCTGGTCATTCGCTACAGCCAAGTTAGTTTCCAGAGTATTAATCCTTTCATTTATATCATTAGCTATATCAGTTAAGTCCTCTTGTGATTGCATATGAAGATTTGCACGAATAGTTCGGTCATCATTAAATGCTTCTTGAATAGCAATTAATTCTTCCTGTACTATTTTAGTTTGACTTACTGCTTCTGTTACATCATTGCGTAGAGTTAGTACGAATCCAATCAGAGCAATAGCTACCAATACTAAGGGTAATATAGCCCCAATTAAACCTAGATGCTTCATTACTGTACCTTCAAAGGAGTATCAACAAGATTATCCGTAATACTGCGAGACTTTACAGTATCATTGATAATGAAGTCTGGCTCATTTATGCCATCGCCTTTTCCGAACTGATTCGTTCCATCTATAGAGAGAGTTCCTATACGTAGATAGTCCCAGTCCCAAGCTCCTACACTTGTATCAACATCATCCACAATTATCTCTCCAATCGTTGCACCATTATCCCCGTTCAAGTTAATAATTACTCTGTCAACAGTGCTATTCTCAGCCACATATGAACCACTACCTCTATCACTGTCCACAACTAGATTACTAATAGTAGAGTTAATGACTGCGGAATTAGTATGCCCATCGGTCTTTGCGCCCATTGTGAGTGTGCCAACTTCCATATTAGCCCAGTCTAGTGACGGTGCGGATGAATTAGTGATTGTAAACACTCCCACATTTACCATTGCTCCAGTAACTCCGGTACTGCGGTTAATCTGAAAAGCATTAGTTAAAGTAGCCTTCCCCAGGTCCAGGTTCTTCAAATGCAATTTATCTAGCCTTACGTTGTCAGCAAGATTAATACGAAGCGTCTGATTAACTAAGGCTGGTGTCTCTGGATCAGGTGGAAGCGGATTACCAACTACACTGGGCAGATTGTATTCAGCTCCGGCTTCAGGCCAGAGAATCTCAGAACTAGTGCCAGCAACCACCATAAAGATAGTACCAGCAAATCCAATAGCTACAACTACTAAACTAGTCAATCCCATCTTAGCACCACCAACTCGTAGTGCTTTAGGTATTGGAACACTTAACCACGACATTAACTTAAACTGAGGAATATTAAATCTAGGTAAACGTGCTGATGGAATTGATATTGTCTTTGGCCCTAATTTAATTATCATTACCTTTCTCTTCTTTAGCAAACCTTGCTGTTATTGCTGCTAATCCTGCTGTTGTTGGTGTAGCAAAAATTGCATAAGCTACTAAGATGATATCAAGGTGTGGAGCTACTGCTGCTGGATTTGAAGTAGTCTTCCATACAATTATAATTCCAAGAATTACAAAAGCTGCTACTACAGGTGCAAGCATTATTAAGGTTAAAAATTCTGCCCCACTGAGTGTTGTTGTTGCTCGTAATTTTACTCTTTCTAATTCAACTCTTGTTTCAGTTAATTCAGCCCGAAGATCATCTATTTCGGCCATTCTATTTGTTTCTCAGCTGCATGTTGAATATTTAAAGCTGCATTAACATCTGCATGGATTTCGTATTCACAATATGTACACCTAAATAACCAGGGTTCAACTCTTGATTTTCTATCTACAAATTTACAACTACTACAAAT